GGTCGCAAACCCTGTTGACCTAAAAATTAAGTTTCCTGACGGGGTATCTATGTAAAGATCAGCATCGCCACGCACCGCACCGCTACCAGCAATATCTACAATTCCATCGCCTGAATTAGAAGCGGTTCCAACACAAAGTCTTAATGCCTGTGCGCGACCGCTTGCTGTAACCGTCGTAAACGCACCCGCAGCAGGTGTCGAGCCGCCAATGGCTGTGTTGTCTATCGTGCCGCCGTTGATGTCGGTGGTAGTCAAGACGGATGATCCAATAGTCATTACGCCAGTGCTGTCTGCAATCGTTGCGGAGGCAGTGCCATCCTTCGCCTTAATGTTCGTAACTTCTACGTTAGTAGCATCAAGCGTAGTCACATTAGCCACGTTAATCGTTACATTACCGCTGCTAATGGATACGTTGGACAGACTTGCATTAGCAATCGAGCCGCCAGTAATGTTTACGTTTGCCAATGCTTCAGCGCCATTAGCCATTCCATTGATGGCAACGGCAACAGTGCTAAAGTTATTGTCAAGCTGACTAAGAGGGATGCTTGCGTTTGCATTAGCAAAAGTATTCGGAATAACTACGGGAAGTGCCATGATTAGAACCTCGCTCTCAATTCGTGTTCGTATTGCAATCCGCTAATCGTAAATGGAGTTGCCGTTGCAGTAATCGTCATTCCAAGGTATTTACCATACATTTTTGCATCTGAACGATACAGATAATAACCAGCGCCAGGATTAACGCTATTCGTCCAGATAACAACATTGGAACTATTGTTAATCCAGTTAATAGGGGCAAGACTATTATTTATCCATTGCGTAGAGTTTGCAAAAACAATAGGTGGTGATTGTGCCGATTCAGAATCCACATATCCAACCATTACAACCGGCAAATTACCTAGGGTAGCCTCAATACCAATCTTTAATGCCTGCTTATCACGAATAGGATCGCCCATAGGCATTAAGGCTGTTTCTATTAAAACATCTACGCCTGTTGTGCTGTCATAATAAAACCGATGTAGATCGGTTCCAGTCGTTGAATAAGCGTTCAGTATATTGTCATCAAACGCATTGGTTATAAAAAAACTATTGGTAAGCTGATTAGAGAAAAACCATTTTCTCTCAAAGAATACGGCCTGTATCCATTCATCAGTACCGTTATTGTCGTATTTAAAGTTCCATACGGCACACAGGATGTTGTTAATAAGGCACTGTCCACCACTAACCTCTGTATTGAAGTCAATTAGCGGAAAGATTCCATCAAGCGGATCACTAATCTTTGTCGTAGTGGAACCTACCAACGCATAAACGCCATACTCGTTCATAAACAGAATTGAACGGAAGTAAGGGAATATTGCGTGGTTTAGCTTTGTTCCAATAGATGCAGATACGTTTGTATTTGTAAATAGAGAAACGCCGGTAGTAGGGTCAATGCGAACGTCTGAAAATACGTTAATTGAATCCTCGCCAAATACATACAAGAAGTTGTTTGCGGACAAAATCCTGATAATGTCTGTGCGAAGCGTTGAATCCGTAATGGTCAAGAATCCAGCGGATACGTTGTAGAAATCATTAAACGTATCAGCGGCTGAATAGAACACAGTCCTGCCATCTGCAATCCATGAACGCCCTGAAAACGTAGCTACATCAATACCGTTCTGGTCTAGGATCGTGCAAGTTACGTTTGCACTGCTTCCTGCGCCTGTAATCGTTACAGTTGGGGCGCTGGTGTAGCCTGTTCCGGCCTCAGTAACAACAATCTCTGCTACTGCATTAGCAGTAACAATAACCTCTCCGGTCGCTTGGATGCCGTTAGCCTGGTTCGGAGCGCCAAAGGTAACGGTAGTATTTGCGTTATATCCAGACCCGCCGCTATTGATAACAATGGAGTTGACGCTGCCAATATCATGCAGGTCAGTGCCATCCCAAGTCTTATATCCGTTGTTAGGATCAATAATCAGGGCGCGTTCATTCTTCCACTGAGTAGCCATAACGCCAGTGTTCGAGAATGTTCCTGCATTGGCAATGTTACCTACTGAGCCAGTGCTGATATTTACATACTGTGCCCTACCATTATTCTGAAACGCTAATACATACTCAGTGTTGTTAATATTTACACTGGTCATGTATGTCACGGAATTTGCAAACGCGACATTGGCAAGCTGACTTGCTGCGTTCAGAATCTTGATATTGCCGTAACCAATCGGAACCGCAGCCATTTAGTACCCCGCTACATAAGGTGTGGGTAGCCTGCGTGTGAATGTATTGCTTAGAATCTCTCGCACATGCTTATTGTATTCTTGGTTGAATATTTCTGCCTCTCCATACGATTGCTCCTGATACTTGGCAATATATGCGGCATAGAACGGCACGGCCTCAGTAAACGGTGCGGCAAGCACCTCAACCTCTGCGCCAGTAACCATCGGATCAACCTCAACTACGGTATCAAACTCCATCACGTAGCTTTGATCTGGAGTAGGCCCAATAAACAGCTTCTTAGGGCCGTACATCGAGTATGCAATCGGCCTGCCAGTGTAGTTCTGCCAGTAACGCAACTGCGCGTTAAAGTCAGTCCAGGCAAGGTAATACAAAGGAATGCGGGAGTTACCCCAATACAGATTGACGTTAATTACATCAATCGTGTTAGTGCCCTCCGGTAGAACAGAGAAATCTACTGTTTCAACGCCTGAAGGAACTGTGTAGCTTTGAAGAACACGGTTACACCCCGTATCACGGACAAGGGTGTTCCTACCATCGTTAATGTAATCCGTTAATTCAGCGTCAGTCCAAAAATTGCCATTAACGTCATGCAACAAACGACGGGTCTGCGTAATGTAACCCGATAAAGTCTGAGCCATGTTTACTCATTTATTGCTGAAACTTTCGCCGCACCCTTTGCTTTAGGCATAGGGGCGGCTACTCGCTCCACCACAGGGGCTGACAAGTGGACTGGCTTGGAAGGCTCTTTTGAAAACGAAAACTTGCAGAGCTTTTGCATTGCAGCATCAAACTCATTACTCATCTTCATCCAGCCGAGCCTAACCAAGTAGGGTTCTTTACTGTCATCGCCATAACCGAAAATATGCTTTGCCGCCACTTCAGGCAGTTCAATCTCTTTGCCAGGAATAAAGTCGTATTTGACTCCATCAAAGCTGTCAGAAAGCGCGTCCTGACTGTTGTTGCGGACATAAACGGTCATAGCGTAACAATATCCCCATAAACGGCAACATCACAGGTAACAGCATTGGTATTTGCAACCAGCCGCAGATACAGCGGCTTGGCAGTCAATACCGTGGTATTACCCGATGCACTCAAGGTGAGATCAACGAAACTCGTATTCGCCGTAGCTCCAGTAGTTACCTGCGCGTTGGCAACAGCAGTGCCAGTTCCACTAGCAGCAGGATACAGCGCGACGTTAGCGTTAGACGCTGCGCCGCTGAAGTTTGACAGGGTTACACGACGAACAATGTATTTCGATGCCTCTTGAGGAACGAGAGTGGCAACATCGCCAGTCGCAGCAAGGCTTACGCCTGTTTGCAAGGCAAGACGATAATTGCCAAACTCGTCAGGGTATGAACGTCCTACTGCATTTGCGTCCATGACCGCTCCTTAAGCGTAAGTTTCGCCAGCAGCCTGACCGCCGTTAATGTCCAGCAGGGTGACGTTTGCGTTACCGCTGCTGTTCTTCACGTAGACGTTCACGCCATCAGAAATAACCACGCCACCAGTGTTTGCAGCCATCACAGTAGCGTTGGAGCTACCGTTGTTAGCAAGCACCGTCACGTTGGTCGAGGGAAACATCACATAAATACCGGCAGGAACCACGGTGCCATTGCCAGAATCCACAGCCGTTACAGTAACGGTCTGGAAGTAAGCGCCAGCAGTATTGGTGGTTGCACCGGCAAGAATGATCTTGTTAGTAGCAAGTGCCATGTTTGTTTCTCCTTACAGGCTCAGAGAGTTATAGCCGGTAACTTTCGTCATGGACTTCGGCTTCGTGTTGACGAGTTCTGCAATCATCAGCACGGCACCAACATAACCAATCTGGAAGTTCGGCAGGGTGGACTCAAAGCCAGTGAACGCAAACGAAGCCTGTTCATGGATATACATGGACATATAGTTCGTGTTCAGCAGGTAGAGCGTTCCTTCAGGGCAGTACGGATCAGGATAGATCGGCACACCGGCAACCATCAGGGCGCGGAAAGCAGCCTGCGGGCCGTTGGCTTCACCATCAAAACCGGAGCCAGGGGTAATCAAGTATTGCTCTTGACCAACATAGTCTTGAGCCAGCAGCGTCCAAGTGCCGAAGCCGCAAACACCAAACGTCGGAACCTCAGCGCCGTTTTTCACGGTGCCGCTGATGTATTGCAGCACGTTCTGACGGGTCGGGTTGACCGAGCCAGCAGCATACTGCTTCGACTTCCACCAGGTGTTCGTGGAACGGTTGATGTTGCCGTAGGTTGCCGTGCCAGTGCCATCATCAACGGCGGCAGGCAGACCAATGAATTGCTGGTTATTCGTGGTGTTGGTGTAGAGGGCGGTTGCCATCGAATCCATCATCACGTTGGTCGCATCGTTCATGCGAGCTTCGATCAGGGGGATGATTGCATAGTCCTGCTGCACGGCACCCTCCATGCCGAGGAACGGCACCGGAGAAACCAGCAATTTCAGGTTAAATTCGGCGTTATACGCACCCTGTTGAACCGAGGGTTGCGCGAAAGAGCCGGAGTAGTCCGACCATTGCGCGTTCACGAATTGCGAACCCTGCACCGGAACTGTCACGCTCGACACACCGCCAGAAGCGGTTTGAGAGTTAGCGATCAGCGCCGCCATCAGGGGCGTCGAGTTGTAGATTTGAACAACCAGCTTCGGGATAAACGCACGGCGAGTGACGTAGGTCAGCTCGTTGTATTGATTAGTACCAGAAGCCGGAAGAATACCGCCGCCAATAGGCATGATTTACCTCCGAAGTTTTAAAAGCCCCTTACAGCCCAATGGGTTTAGGATTCTTGCGAAGTTCCGCAAGAGCCAGTGCCGCGTTTTCACGCGCAGCACCCACCGGATTTTTCATATAACCCTTAACATCCATACGCGACATCACAGGCTGCGGATAACCAGGGGTAGGAACAGCGGACTGTTTCATATACCGGAAGTAATCAGCAGCAGTTTCGTGATTTGCAATCCCTTTTTCAGTCATCAGCTTCTCAATCTCCTGAATTTCCTCATCGGATTGGGCATAGCCTTTTTCCTTCAAGGAATTGCGTCGTTTTGAAAGTTCTTCACGCACCTCACGCTGCCTCAGCTTTGCTTCAAGTTGCTGAACACGATCCTCGGCAGCAGACGCACGTTTATTAACAGCTTCTTCCATTTCAATCTCAGGAACCGGCAAATCAGGCATTACCTTCTTTGCAAGCCGCAGATAGTCCTTGCGAGTAGCAGGGTCTTCAGCAAGCCGCTTGGAAAGCGCAGCTAGTTCTTGGATTGCTTCTGGAGAGTAGTTTTCAAGACTCATAATCAGCCCCTTATTTTAGTCTTAGTAAACTTTTTTGGTGTCACCAGGCTTGCTCATGGTCATGCCATTTCGCTTGCCCACTTTTGCTGCGTTATCCAGTCCACCAAACGGCTCGAAACGAGGCGTATTGACGATCTGGCCGTTTTGCTGCGAGTTGTCCGTCGGGCGACGGGGTTGCAGCGCACCTTTCGGCTTGAAGAGTTCCATCACATTCTCCTTACATTGGAAGAGGAGGCGCGGTAGTGCCCGCTGCCGGTGCCATTGCCATTTCCCTCTGCGCGGGCGAGGCACCACCAGCCTGCGGCAGAGTTTGAATCATTTGCAAGATTTCAGCGGGGATCAGTTGCCGCGTATCTGCCTCACGCTCACCAAAGCTCATCGTGATGCTACGCACAACCTCTTCCAGCGTTTTTGCTTCTTTGGATTTTTCAGGAAACATGCCAATGGATTGTTGCAGCATGTCCAGCGCCAACATTATGTTAAGTCGGGCCTTCTCTTGCTCACCAGCTTTGGGCTCTGGCGTGCTCATGGGAGAAGCCATCGGCGCAGTAGTCTCGTTTTGCTCAAAAATAGGAGTGGTTTCAACATCAGTAGCAGCACCTTTTTTGGGCTTGCTACTCTGTTTCATCATGTCCATTACTTCTTGATTATTTACGGCCATAAACTACTCCTGTTTTGCATAGTGAAACGCCATTATTCAATAAAGTCAAGTGAATACTAACTAACCTCTGGAACCACTACGTGAGGAATTGTTACGTACACTTGCTCCACGGGGCTGATAACGGACATAACTCATGGACGGTGGAGCCTTGGATTCACTAACATCGCGTTGCGTTACCCTGGGTTGATCGCCAGAGCGAAGCATTGACTGACTATTCATTGCGCCTGAGTTCTGGTTCATGCGACTGCCTTTAGTTTTTCTGGACTAAGTTCGCCCGTAACATCAATGTTTTCAGGGGTTTCTGGCCCTGCCGGTGTTTGCGGCGCAGGTGCAGCAGCAGCCTGCTGTGCTGCCTGTTCAGCAGCCATCTTCTCTGCCCGTTTAATGTCCTCGATGAGCATTTCCTTCATCGGAACATCCATTAAATCAATCAGTCTGGACTTGGTAATAGCGCCAGCATTAAAGAGATTAAATGCCAACTCCCGCATATCTTCCATGAAGATCGGGCTATTAGAGTGAGCGTCCACTTTCACTACAAAGTTCGGAGTAAACTGTGCAGCAATAAACTTATTACCATCAGTATCAACATAAGCTGTATCGTCATACACCTGCATCATTCGCAGATAGAGAGTAGCCATTTTTTCCAGGCTATCTTCAACAATCATGGCGCGTTTTTTGGCACGACTGGAGCCTAGACGGGCAAGCTGGCTGGCGTGTCCAGCAGAGCGAACGCCAGTCTCGCCGCGACCTTGCAACACCGATACGATGCCGGAGGCTTCCTCAAACATTCCGTCGATTGCACCAATCTCACGGAATAGATCATTTGGAATATTCGGTGAAAATTCTTCCACCTTGGCATTCGGCATGTCAGAGGCAATCATGCCGCCAGCGCGATTCAAGGCAAAATTCTTTTCATCCAGAATTCCTGTAAAGCCCATCATGGCTTTAGGCGGATTTACCTGCTTATCCAGCAGCTCAAGAATCTGGCCTGTGCGCTTGTTCCGCATGTCTTGCAGGAACACCAGCCGCTGCACTTCTGACTGACCCCAATAGTAATCGTATTGCGGTGACGGGCAGATTTGCACAAACGGTTGTTCGCCTTTGAGGAACAGACTTTCCGCAGGACGGTCGTAAATAAATACTTGCGGATCAGCAATGGTTACGCAAATGTAGTCATTGATCTCGTCATCAAAAACCCACAACTCATACATCTTTACCGTAGGCTCACCAATACGCGGCACGTAAGTATTTGTGCCAGCAAGACTCATCTGCACGTTACCGTAAATGGTCGGGCTGATAGCAGAGGTTACAAGTCGCTCAACACCCTCTGGATATTCTTTGGTGTTTTGTTCGGCCAGTGCAATGCGGCTGATAATGTCATCACGGTTCGGATGCGAGTAAAGGCGAGAATACAACTCGCTCTTTGTCATAAAGTATTCCTGCACCATCGCCTCTTGGCGATCTGTGTACGGAGTATCTTCCCGCAGCACGCCAAAGACACCAGGTTCTACCATGTAGGGATGGATACCGTTACGCCAGATCAGCTTTACAAAAGCACTGTTGTAGCAAAGCGCCCAATTCAATGATTGACCAAAGACCTGATCTGCATTGCTATTAAGCCAGTAATCATGCAGCGCCCTAGTCAGGGCAGGGATCATCTTATGGTAAGACTTGGATTCTGCTGCACCAATATTGATTGAAAACCGCGTTGTATCTGCGGAATACATAAACGCAGAAAGCTGGTCAATATGCGGATAAATCTTGTTGAAGTGCGCTGGAGATTCACTCTGTCCTGCGCCGTGCAAATAATAAGAGCGCAAGGTAGAGTAATTTGCCATGCGCTCATTTTGCGATACCAAACATTTTTGCAGCAGATCGGAGTAAAAAGCCTGCCGGTCAACAGGTTCTTTGGGAATTCTCATGGTTTAATCTTCAATCCTTCATGGTCGGCCATGTACGGCCTGCATACCAGAAACTGTTTCACCAGCAACAGATTTCAGATTGTAGTTTCCAACTTCAGCAGGCGACCCCCATCGCGGAGCAAAAGGATTGTTCGGCGTTGCGTAGCGCGGCGGCTGCGCCTCACCTTCTCTGGTTGATTTAATATCACCCATCTTAAAATCCTTCGCCAAACTCTTCAGAGTGCTGTCATTATGCTTGGTTTTGTCGCTTTTTACACCAATAGGCTTCAAAAATACAACAGAAACATCAGAACATCCAGCAGGACATACAGCCGCAGTCGATTCAAAAAAACCATGCACAGGGCATTTGTAATCCTTCAAAACAGCCATCTTGCTCTCCTATTTAAGTATTTTCTTATGGTTAAATGAGTATTTGTTTACAATTCCAATACGCATCTTTATCTCTCCACCTACACTTTGCAATCCCATGCTTCTAGCCATTGCTGGACGCTGTTCTTCCCTTCGGTGATAGCCAACACTTTTCCTTCCGGCAATATCCCTCCGAGGGCCAGCCTCTCCGTTCTCCAACGCAATCAGTGCGCGTGACAGTTTCCGCTGGATTGATTCGGTCATAGGCGATTCTTGCTTGTAAACGCGGCGAAAATGGGTGTAATCAATGTCAGAAAAGTCCACGAAGTGATACATCGTAAATCCACGGTTTTTATTTAGATACATGGCACTAATTCGGTCAATAATCTGCTGTTTTGTGAGTATTTTCATTAGAAACCTAGTGCTTTTAAGTAATTTGATACCTGTTTTTGCACTTGCTGACCGCTTGCACTGTCACTTTCGTCTGGTTCGACCTGCTTTTTATCTCTAGTGAGGCGCATTTGGATCAATCGGGGCTGAATTTGCTCTGCATACGCAGCCGCAGCCAAGGCTGAAGCAATAACACGATCATCTTTTGCCCTTCCAGCGGCGGCAATCGTGCCATTATCCCTGACGATACCCTTCATTTCATCAATGCAATCAGTGGAATACACATTTAGCATCCCCCTTTCAAAGTAATCCTTGAGGTAATTCAGCATCCTCTCCTTGCTGGAGTGCGTCGTTACCCAACCAATGCTATTAGATATATTGTAGGTATCGTTTCTGCGCCATAAATAGTGTTTCATGTGGCTTAAAACGTCATGCAAGTGCTTGGCATCCCCGCCTGGTAAGGTTTCTGCCTGCCGTTTCAGATTACGCATCTCGTTTAGCACGGCTTGACCTGGCCCGTTGACTTCCAGATTGAGGGTAGAGTTGACGTATGCTCCAGCCATATAGCAGATCACCCACGCAAACTGGAAGGTATTAAGTTCGCTGGTACAGAACTCTGCCACCTGATCCATTCCATCGGCATAGCAGCGATAAACTTGGATGCAGAATCGGTCTGCCCAATCGCTAGAGCCGTAAGCAGGGTCAGCGCCAATGACGTAGTAGGCCGTAGATACCGGCTCCTCCCATATCTTCAGGGTCGATAGTCGCTCATTGGACTGAATCAGGCTGGTATCCTGGAAGTTTGCACCCATTGAGAAGCGGTATGGAATGAATGCTTCCCGCTTGGCAACCTTCATGGCATCTGTGCAACGGGCGGTAGAGAAGAAGCTGGAACCAGTCATTACGAAGGCATAGTCCTCGGTAGGCGGGAACTCCTGATACATCAGCCCTTCGTCCTTCAACCCCTCATGCAGCTTCCAGCGCCACCATGCCATCTGCCTGCTATTGATATCTACGCCATAAATCTTGCGTATGTCCTTAGTCCATTCCTTCTCTTCAGCAGATAGCTTGCCATCCCAATACACTTTGTAAATATCGGAATTAGGGTCAGCAGAATAGAACTGGTTACGCCACCAGCCAACAAATATTGCCTTCTGCGTCCTAGCCCGTTTTGCAGTGATCCACATATCATGGAACATATTAAAACCACGGGCGGTGGACTCAAACATATAGTAGCGCAGGGGGTTAGTCTCAGCTAAGGAAGCCAGCAGCGATGCCAAGCCTTCCTCGTCACCCCATGAGCTAGTCTCTGTGCCATGCAGGAAGGTAATGCCCTTGCCTCGTCCGAGGCCACCCTTGGCGCGAATACCGGCCACCTGATAAAACATACGGCTACGGTTCTTCAGCACCATCTGATTACGGTTATGGCTCATCAGAGGGATTTTGTATTCCTTCGGCAAGCCATCCATATACATCTGTAAGGTGCTTCTAAACTGCTCCCTATTCTCTTCCGTGTCGGTAGTCAGGGTGCCTTGCATACCAGGATGGATAAAGTGCCAGTAAAGGTCTAGGGCAAGGCTAATGGTCGTAATACCCAACTGCCTGCCCTTCAGCACCACAAAGAAGTGTTTATCCTCTGCCAGCCCCCGCGCTACCTCGTCCATCACGTAGGTCTGTGTGCCAAGCAATTCATTGCCTAGCACCACCATCCCCCGTTCCTTGGACTCAATCTTCAGGTTTTTGCAGAAGGTGTAAAACTTATCACGATTGAAGTCCATCAGCCCTCATCAGTGCCAGGCTCATAACGGAAGTCTATGCACCGTTTGAACGCCAGCCGATTGTGTTTATGGCACCAGAGCTTACATCCCATGCTCTCAGGGTTTTGCAATATAGCGCCGGTGCCAATGCTCCAGTAACAGGAGGC